CACTCTATCTGTTTTAACCACATCGGAAGTAGAACTATTGATATAACCAGTAAACAAATCTGTAGTACTAAAATAAGCACCAATTAAATTGCTCCCTTGGCTACTAACAATGTTATCCCCATCATCCGTAACTAAATTATCTATATCATAGTCATAATTAAGTGTTAGTATAATTTTTCTGCCCTTAAGATTTACAGTCTTAGGCAACCCATAGACCTGTATTTGGAGCATGTTAGCACTGTACTCACCAAAGCGCAATTCACTTTGCATAATTCTTCTGTCAATTCTAGCTGTGCCTGATACGATACCCCAATAATCATCTTTTGCGTTATCATACTGAACTGCTGTGCCCTCAGCGTTATATATTCGTAATCTTAGGAATCTAAACATGATATACTCCTAGTATTCTATGAACTTAATAGTTATCTCTTTATATCTAATACTATCTTCTGTTACTCGTAATATTGAATATTCTATGTTTGGCACATAAAAGTATCCAGTCTTATAAGTGTTCTCTTCATCGTCCCAAAACTCTAGTTGCACCTTACGTTGTTCATGGGCTTCTTGAGTATCTTCCATTGCGGCTCCTAACCACGCTTGAAATTCCATCTTACCATCAAGCCACATAGGGCGGAGTTTAAATTCTATAACAGATTTTTTACCCTCCGCTGTGACTCTTGTTAAATCTCGTGTGTTATCATCACGATATGCTTTTATTTCTTCACGCTGATTAGGAGTAGCTTTATAGCTGTCCCATTCTATAAGATGCATTGGCATAACTGCTTGAGTCTTTACGGCTCTTATAAAATATCCTCTAAAGATTGGTGTTGGCATAATCTACCTCCTAATAAGCGTATCTAATTCCTGTTTGTTTGTATCGTTTTTCTGTTTCATCCCAAACAACTTCTGCAACTGTCCTACTATCTAATTGTAACATAATAGGCTCGTGATTACTACTCTCTAAAGCGTCAAGTCTACTAATTATCACATCTAATAGGGTTTCTATGTTCTTAGTACTTGCGTTCATTAGTGCAGTAAATTCTTGAGTCGATGGTAATATGTTACCTGTGACAATATCTGGCAGTTTAGTATTAGTTATTTTATCACTAATAGCAGTTGCCATCTTATCCATCCATCCAAGATTTCTTTCAAGTGGTATGATAGCTTCTTGTCCTGCTTCACCTGCATACACTGGATAATTAACGATACCACCTCGAGCCGCCCATACCTTAGTCTTAAGTTTAATACCGGAAGCGTCCATAGCATCGTATATCTTTCTCAGTACTGTGTTAGCCATAGATGTAAGACCTTCTTGAGCGTTAGCATTGTAAGCGACTGTGAATGTAGCTGTTTTATCTTGCCAGTTATTCCACAAGTTACAATATGCTTGATATCCGGCTGAATTAGTATCTGCGTTATGATATGCGGCATCAAAGGTTGCTGTGGTAGTTTTTCCCCACAATGCTGTAAAATCATTGAACTTTTTACGCCATGTAGAACCTGTATCACTTGCAAAATTAGAAAGTGAATCATCTGTGCTACCACCGATATTAGCAGTTGCTTTCATAGTAGATGTATATGTAGTTCCCCATAATTTTGTAAATCCTGTGAATCTATCATACCAACTTCCACCACTAACAAGTTTAGAAAGTGTTCCATCACTTGAACCACCTACTGTTGCTTCTGCTTTCATTGTAGCCGTATCATCATTCCAAACTTTATCTACAAAGTTCGTAAACTTTGATTTCCAAGATGATGCACTATCACCTACCATATCTTCTATGGTATCAATCTGACCACCAACTTGTGCTTTCAGCGTAGCAGTCTTATCCGACCATGTAGTTTTTAAATCATTGAAGTATGACTTCCATGTTGTAATGTCGGATACTTGACTCATCTGTCCACCAACAGTGGCCTTGAGAGTAGCAAGTTTATCTGTCCAAGATTCTTTAAGTTCTTTCCACTTTGTAGAAAGAGTTGACAGCGTACTTCCTTCTCCTGTTATCTTTGTAAATGCTCCAGATAAGGTTGTCTTAAGCGTAGATTTAAGATTATTCCACTTAGTCTTCACATTAGTAAAGAATGTGCTTACTGATGTAAAGTCTGCAAGTTTTGTTAAACCGCCTGCAAGTGTAGTTGTTAGAGTTATTGCTATACTGCCTGCATTACCTAGTATGTCAGTTATACTAAAGTTTTTAAACTTCTCGGATAACTTTGATTTGAATGTAGTATATAGATTAGATACGGTCGTACCTATATCAGTAAACTTATCTTTAAATCCTTGTATGATACCTAATAGAATATCTTCTCCTAAGTATTTAACATTCTCAGCAGGTGAGTTGATACCAAATATTTCTTTAATCTTATCTACAATGCCATTAAAGAACTCACGAATCGGCTCTGTCCAATCCCATACAGTCTCAAAACCTTCTTTAATTCCTTCCCAAATATCACTTCCAAGATTTATAAGTGTATCTTTATTTTCATCAATGACAGCCGCAACATCTTCCATTACTGTTGCTATCGCCTCTAGTCCAGCTTTCATTAACTTCAATGACACACTTGCTAAATTACCTTGTGAACTTAATGTAGCAATAACAGATTTAAACGACTCAAATGAACTGTCATCAAATTCTATACCAAAGATACCCTCTATAATATCTTTGAAAGAACTCCAAATTGAAGTAGTTGACTCTATAATGCTACCAAGTTCTTCCAAGATTACACTGGTTGAACTCAGGTTATCATTTATATGAGCCAATCCTATTTCAATTAGCAGTTCTGATATCCTTTCAAGGGCTGTTGTAATCGTATCCCAAGGAAGACTATCCAACAATGTGCTAATTGAATTAAGACCTGTCTCAGCATCTTCTAACAATGTAGGCAAATAACTCTCTATAATCTTCTTTGATAATGGTAATACAATATTATTGTAGATATCTAATGCTATTTCCTTAATAGAAACTATAACACCTTCAATGGCATCTAATACTCCACTTACACTTTCAAGAAGCGGATAAAAGTCTAAGGAAGCAGACCATTCTTCTGTTGATTCAGTAATTTGGTTTATAAAGTCTGTGATATCCTCAACTATATCAAGTATAGTTTCCATTATTTCATCACCGACTCCAGCAGTATTCCATGCTTCTGTGAAATTGGTTGCTATGTTTGTAATCGTATTGTTGATATTTGTAAGTGATTGCAATACGTCCTCAACAATAGATACACCTGTACCACTACTCCAAGCCTTATTCCAAGAATCTTGAATTGTAGATATTGCAGTATTTATGGCAGTGAACATATTAAAGATGGACTCTACTAATTTATAACCGTTGCCATCTTTCTTCCAAGCTGTTTCCCAGGCACTAGCTATCAATCCTATTGTAGTTAAAATACTTGTAAACAAAGTAAGTACTGACTCTACCCAAGTCTGTCCTGTACCTGATACAAATACATCGTATATAGTACTTGCTATTGTACTAAGCAAACTCTTCACACTATTGAAAGCAGTTGTAGCGGCATCAATAACAGCCTGACCTTTATTCTCCCAAGCACTCTTGAACACATCCCAAATATTAGACAACTTGTCAGCTAGTGAACTAGCAGTAACATCTACCTTTTCCCAATTCCATGCATCGCCATCACTAGAGCCACTACCACCGCTACCTCCAGAACTTGAATCCTGGTCAATAACGATGAGGTCATCATACTCAGCTAACTCTTCATTAGCCTCCGCTGCGGCAGAGCCTGTCCCGCCTATGCTGTCTGCAACACTCTCATTGCCCTTAACAGCTTTATAATAATAACTCTGCCCTGTAAGCAGTGCAAAGAAATTAGCTATAGCGTTCATTGCGCTAGTAAGATAATTTATAAGTGTTGATAATATAGGCACTACATAAGAAAGAATAGGTTGAAATGCGCTAACAAGACTAGACTTAAAACCGCTCCAACTATTCTTAAGTGTGTACACATCATCAGCTACATCACTAAATTGTTTAGACATTTCAGTAAGTCCAGTTGATATTGTGCTTCGCACTTTCTTATATAACAGGAATATACTTCTAATACCAAATCCGTATTTAAGAACTGTGGTTAACATACTCTTAAATGACTTGTTATGTGATGATTGTGTCTTACCTGTCTCACCTTTGATTGAACGTAACTTACTAATAATATTGTTAGCGGCATTTACAAATCCATTTTTGAATGCTGATGAACTACCTGTAGTCTTACGTAAATCTCTATTTACATCATTTATTTTGTTATCAAGTATTGTGCCTTTATTATAGCATTCCGTTAGTTGGCCTGCTAATTGTTGATACTCAGTTGTTTGGGTACCATCTCCGGTGTATGGACTACGTAATGCTGTCTTTACCTGTTCAGCCTCATCTCGTAATTCCTGTAAATCTATTTTTGCCGTATCTAATTCAGTAGTGTCAAATTGAGCACCATTAGCCTCCAAAGCATACATAGCTTGCTCAGCCTGCTCTACCTGATTCGTATATAATTTCACATCCTGAGTAGCCTTATCAAACCCTGCCTGGTCTGCATATTGGTTTCCGGTGTCTATTAACTCCTGCTGACGCTCCTTAGCATCCTCTAATTGTAGTGATAAATTTCTAACGGCTTCTTTTGCGCTATCATATTTATCACCACTTGTAACATTTACGGATTCAAAGGCGTATAGTTTAGATTTTGCCGCATCTAATTGGGCCTGTAGTTTAGAAATTTCTTTTGTAGTACCTCTAAATTCCTCTGTCCATGCAGTAGGCTTATTATAACTACTAAGAGTACTTTCAGCTTTTTTTAACTCGGTATTAGCATTAGCAAGAATAGTTTTCCACTGTGCATACTCAGCAGTTTCAACAGGATGTTTACTTAATTTTTCAATGTACTTCTCAGTTTTTGTAATTTCAGCATTTGTTTCCTTAAGTTTATCTTTAAGACGTGTTACCTCTTTTTCCGGAAGTTTACCGGCCTCTAAGTCAGTCATCCTGGAAACAATTTTTGTCATTTGGGAAGTAACCTTATTAAGAGAAGTTCCCCACGCCTGAGTAGCCGTGTTAGAGGACTTAAATGCCTTCTCTGCACTGCTATTAAATTTATCAATAGCCCATACCGCATCACTCGTGTCAACATTCATCTTTAATGTGATATCATCTGCCATTGCCTAGCCCTCCTTTCTACTGACTATTCCAAATCTCTTTAATCAGCATATCAGCTTCCTGCTGTTCTACCGTCTGTCTATTCCATACGAAGTATCCTGGATTCCTTCGCTTAAACTCCTGTTCGTGTTTCTCTAACTTTTTACCCTCAACTATTTTACTTCGTATGCTAACCACATTAGATAACACACTATCACCAACTGAAATATAATGCCCCATAAATGTCCACCAATGCATATATTCAACACTACGTACTTCAATATGGGCAACATTATTTATTGCACTAGCTATCATATGAGTATCCTGTGTCCAATCAACTAGCTTGTACGATGATTTGTTGCCTATATCGCCTTGTCCGCAACTGAAAAACTCAAACATCCTACTAATAGCTTCGCTAATTTTAGTCTCCGTATCGAGATAATCAAATACGTTATCTAATGAAAAACCGTCGTAGAATATTACTACGGCGGTTACAAGTCTTTCTCGTTTTGGTAACTCTGGGTCCTGGAGTGCTTCAAAGCAATCTAGCACCATTCTATAATCTCCATTGTCCCGAATACCAAACTCTTCTTCATCTATTGTAAGAGTAGTTGGTAGTTCAAACATTATTTACTTCCTTTTCTCTTATGGTCTCTGTTAGTATATTTTTCAACACGCTTCTTCATCTTATTAAGCATCTTCTCTGTTTCTGTTGTGATGGTATCTTCATATAGTGTCATCAGTGTATTGATTATAACTGAAAATCTATACTCGCCATCTTGTAAATCAAACATAGAACCGCCGTTAGCGCATACGCCACACACATCATAATCAAACAGATAATTTACTAACTCTCTAGTTTGATTATCTAATTCTTTGAAATTTGTAGAGAATGTAGCTAATGTACCATCAACATCATCCTCGTTAGGTTCGGTTGAAAACAAAGCCTGATACTTAGTCTCAAGTTCATTAAGCTGAGGTATAATCTCGTTAAGTCTGGTGATAATATGCATATCACCAGGATTAAGTTTGATTATCATATCTTTGTTACCATTTATGGTATAATCCTGCTTGACACTTATATTAAGGTCTATATTATTTATTGTTGCTTTTGACATTCTTTTTATCCTCCCAAATAAAAATCATATTAGCCAACAGTAGTTGCGCTGAATACGAAGTCATCACTAAGCTTATCAACTGTACCGATGATAGGAGCGCCTGTACTCTTACCATTTGAATCAAGTCCATCATTTGAAAGATAAACATCGATAGGCATATTTACATTAGCGTCACCACCGATAGCTGTGTATGCGATTGTACAACCGTCATGCTTCTCAGCCTCGTATGCACCTGCTGTTCCTACGAAAGCAGTGATGATATAGATAGTGAAATCATTAAGTTCTGTAACTGCGTTTCTACGTCTTACATCATTGAGGAATGCACCAAGTCTACTTCCACCAAGAATGAGATATGGGTCGAAAGTCTGCTGTGGCTGAGTTCTATTAACATCTGTGTAGTTGATACCACGAATATCTGTCATAGTCTCAATATCAGCATTGTACTCGATAGATGAATCCTCAGTACGTGTACCGAGAATCTCTCTAACAGTATTTGTGCCTTCTTTCCACTCTGCAACAGTGATAAGCAGTTTACGTGCGGCTCTCTGTCTATTAGCTAGATTGAATTGACCTATTGCCATGGCTTTAATCTCCTTTACTGTTTATTATAAATTACTTTACTTATATCTAAATACTCGATAACTATTGAAATGCTGTACATTGCTAGTGGTGGAGTTATCTCTGTATTTATACCGTCAAATCTTGGATAGTCAGTAGTTGTATCTATACTATCTATGATACAATCACTTCCAAAGTCTGGGTAATTTGCTAAGTCATCCTGTTCCAATACCCAATCAAGAAGCTGTTGAACTGCAAAGAGTTCATCCACATTCTCATTAGGATATTCGTCAGTGCTTATGCTCGTACCCATTGGCTTAACAAGTTCCATATCCGATATAGACTTAAATGTGATAAGATTAAATGTGTATCTTTTCTGCACACTACCGTCTACGAATGGTTTTGATAAAGCCTTGTCTTCTGTAGTTGTAAGAATCTGTATGGTGTTATTAGTAGCATCTATTAGGTTGAAGTATAATGGGCTATTATAGATATCTTGACATTGAAGCAGATAATTTATAACTGCCTTATTTTTATCTACACTCATGCATTAAGTCTCCTTCTTTTACATTCAGCCCTAAGCATTTTAGTTATCTCAATATTTGTTTGAGATTTCAACTGCCACTCATAAATCTTTGTCCACTGACTAACTGAACCACCTGTACTATATCCAAAAAACCAACCATTCCAAGACCCTTTAAAGTAACCGCCTAATGGACGTGTTGTAGGGGTTTTTGACCCTTTCGAGTACCAACCTACCACAACACCATTTTTAGTTATTGGATAGTTTTTCTCATACACTACACCTTCATATTGATAATGTGCGTAGTCTAATCCAGTTCCCCATATTATTTCCTTAGGTGTTACAACTACTGATTGCTGTAATGCTCCGGATTTTTTTGGAACATATGGTTTTATTGCATCAGCAATTATTTGGTTAGCCTTTAAATACATATCCGGGTCATTGAGCATACGAAGTAATTCAATCGTTTTTTGAGAATACAATTTTGTAGGATTTAAACTTATTGTACTCATAACTAGATACCTCGTGCTTTATAATGCTCCTGTCCTCTTCCCAAACCCGTATTATTAGCTGATTCTTCTATACTCATACAACCTTGAAGTTCTTTATACTTTGCTATCAAATCAGTGGAGCGACTTCCGGAACGGTACTCGTCTACCTCGTCTGTTACTTCACCTCTAATAATAATATCCCCTTTACCTAATGTAAAGTAGTTCTTCATTTCATCATTTGGCTTCCGTAACCATTGGTACTTTTCTAAGAATCTATCATCTTTACGGATACGACATATAATACTATTTGTTTCTAGTACTGTTTGCCCTATCTGTACTTTCTCGTGAACGTCTTGCCAAAAAGCACCATTTATCACGGTTCTGTACCATTTGACTATTTTAGTCTGTGGGTCAGTAAACTTATTATATACAGTTACTGTGGTATTCCACCACTCTGGATAATTATTCATCTGGATATAACCCTCTATAAGTAAGTTTCTTACCTTGACTGTTACGAACTCCTTGCAAATACCTAAATACAGTATCAGCAAGTGGACTGTCTTTACCTTTTTTTGATAGCATACTGAATATGTCGTTAGCGTCAACTGTGTTATAACTAACTGATACTCCGTCATTTGATTGAGACTTAATAGGTGACTCTGTAGTTACTGTGGTAGTATTACCTTCGCCATCAACAGTGACTACGGTTTGACTACCAAGCAGTAATGCATCAGCCTCAAGTTTAGCTAAATATATAAGTCTATACATACACCTAGCTAACTCTTCCGGATACTCAGTTTCATTCTTAAGTCTATTGTATGTGTACCAGTTAACAATAGTCTCAGCTTCATACTCAAAAGTATTAAAAGTGGTTTCATCTAACGTCCCACCCATTGTTTGATAATCTGTATAAGTAAGGTACATTGATTCCACCACCTTTCAACTACTTCCTATTAGTGCGCTTTGTCTTAGTAGCCTTAACCTTAACAGGCTCAACATCAGTAGCACCAAACAGATTCTTTTCCTCTGTCTTTGGTACAGGCTGAGGTTTAAGTGGAGCAGATTGCTCCACCTCAACCCTAGTATAACCCTTACCAATGTATTTCTCTACTTCGTTGTCACTTACTTTGACAATGCGATTTTCTTTCCTAAGAGTTATCATATCATACTCCTTATGACTGTGTACCTGTTCCGCCGCCTGCTGTTACGTTGAACTGAATAGCATTTGACTTGTTACCAAGAATAAATACATCCTCGAATGACTCTTCGTAGTAAACATACTTACCCTCAGACATAGCTGATGGAGCATCAAGTCTACTGAATGTATATGATACAGGAGTGATGACTGCAAGTGGATGAACAAGGAACATGTTAATCTGCTGTGCGCCATCTGCGATTTCATAGTCAACAGTGAAGTCATAGAGTGTCTTCATAAGTGTTGAAGGAACACCGATTACCTGAACCTGGTCAAGTCTGTTGACACGTCTATCAATAGCGTTAGGACCGCTTGTAATATCCATAGAACGTGAAATCTTCTCAGCTTCCTTAAGAAGTGTAAGAATCTCAAATGGTACATAGAGAATACGTCCATTTGCAGGAACTCTACCGTTATCCATCTTAAGCATGAGTGAGTCAAATACTGAAAGAATATTAGCAGTAGTGAGAACTGTGTTGTCAGCTACGTGTATCTCCTGTGTATCTGGGTTCTTCTCATGTGTCCAGTCATAGTAAATCTTTGAAATAGTATAAGCGTCCATCTCTGGGAACTTATGCTCTTCATTGAATACCTTTGTGATGTTACCAATAGTAGCAACCATGTTAGTCTGGTCGATATCCATTGGGTGAACAAGTGTAGACCACTTTCTCTCATTTGAAAGTGTCTTAGGAACCCATGCATTCTGATAGTTTCTCTGTGCAAATGCAACAGTATCTCTATCAGCGTCAACACGTCCTGTTGTGCTGATTGATGGGATTTCAATAGTCTTGCTATTTACCCATCTAAATCTTCCGTTATTTGGTGTGCTATAAAGGGCTCCATAGTTAAGCACCCAAGGGAAGTTCTGCTCAAGGCTTCTCATATACTCTGTAGCGTAGTTAAGAGCCGCCATGTTTGTTCCGCCATTATTAGCTGGTGTACTCATAATTTTAGTCTCCTTTACTATTTATTATCAGTTGGTCTTTGCCTAACACCAATGAAATTGAACCCAAATGGGTTGTCATTCTGTGGTGGTGTCTGTGTATTAGGATTAACTGGATTAGAGAACTGTGGCTTTGGGTCTGTTGGTTCCGGGTCCTTCTTCTCAACTACAAATGCATCCGCATTATCTGCTGAGTATGTAGTAACAAAATCATCAGCACCTAAAATCTTATCGCCTTCCATCTGCAATCCCTTGGCAATCATAGAGCTAATAAAATCACGCTTTGCCGCATTACTTGAAAACTTCTTTCCGTTAGCAAAATCCTTTACTGCAAACTCATATGCCTGCTTAGATAACTGAGTCTTATAGTTATCCGTATCCTGCTTATACTGTGTCTGTAAGTTTCCTAGCTGAGTCTCTAACTCTGTCAGTTTCTGTGCGTCTGTTCCTGCTTCTTTGAGTTGGTTCTTTAGGTCTTTCAAGTCCTTATCTCTTGCCTTAATAGTATCATTAAGTGAAGTGATTTGACTATCCTTACCTGCTACCTCATTGTCAAACTTATCTTTGCTAACATAGTTACCTTCCGATAAATCTGCGAACT